AGTACGAAGTCTCATTTGAAGGACACGTCAAAAAATTAGCCGAGATCAGAGATCAAGCTATGACAGGAGGGAATTTCGCAGCAGCAGTCGCGGCAGAGAAATCCCGAGGTCAGGCTGCCGGACTCTATATTGATCGTAAAGAGATTCTGCATGGAAAGATTGATTCGATGAATCGCGACGAGGTCATGAAAGAAATTAAGAGAATCCAAGAAGAGTTTCCTGCACTCAAATCTTTTACTGAAGACAACCTTGTTATTGAGGGAGAAAGTAAGGTAATAAAAGACACTACTTGACGTGTTTTATGCTATTATATAAGTATAAACAAATTAATCGTAGAAAGGATTTATCATGTTGTTTAACACTTTAATCAAAGAATCAGGTCATAGCACCTACTATATCAACCCTGTTGTTATTGATAATATTAGTACTTATACTGAGCAGTGGGGAGAAGATGGTCGGTTAGTAATAACAATGTCTTCCCCTCAGGAAGTCTATGCTTTTTTGTATAACATTGAAGAGGGAGGCGACTTTATCAGTTGGTTTATAAAAGTTGTTGACCAGAAAAGCTTAGACGAGGCTATTAGTGTTATAAAAGAAATGAGGAATGGAGTTGAACAAGACGGCATCGCCATTAAAGTACAAGTAGATTACTTCAATCACACAGAGAACTCTTGATAATAAATTAAACACCTAGACGTATTTTATGCTATTATTAAATATAACTTAATTAATCGTAGAAAGGATTAACTGATGCCCTATAATGTAACGACCGAGCGAGGTCACCATATTGATTATGTCCACAACAAGCCGAACGGAGACACCATCTATTGCTATGGTAGTATAGAAGAGGATAGTAGCTTTTTTGTAGAGTGTTCCGACGAGTACAATAGTGGTCATGTAGAAGACGTTGACCCTAGTGTGCAAAATACTTGGAAACGAGTATGTGAGTATCTACTAAAATGGCGACACGACGTAGAACAGGTAGAGTGTGATTAATGAAAAAGCCTGAGTCCAAACTGTGGCATAATCTACGCGACAACACAAAGACTCAAGGGGTGTTTTGGACACGTCTTGAGTCGTGGGCTATTCCTGGAGTTCCAGATCTGCATGGTATAGTTGATGGTCATGCCTTTTGGTTAGAATTGAAAGTCCACAGGTTAAAGTCATTAAAGTCCATCAATTTGTCTCCTCACCAAATTCTCTGGCAAACTCAATATTCTTCGCAATCAGGACATGTCTGGAACTTGGTTCATCATCTCTCTTCCTCGTCGCTCAAATTATTTGGGGGTTGGCGAGCCCGACAGTGGACAGAATCACCGAGGAGAGAGGATGACTTGATCCCTGATTTTGAGACAAGAATCCCGTATGATTGGACGGGCATCATCAATCATATTCTATCATCCTCGCCTCGTCTTGACAACGATTAGTTTCTCATCAATCTTCCTCTATCGTCTTTCATCCTCGGGTCATCGTTTCTCTTCACCGACGAAAGAGGATGATAGAGGACGCCGAAGAAGAAAGATGATGACGCCAGATTGATTGTCTAAGCTGAGGACAAAAAACGAATAATTAGGACAACAATAGACTTGTAACTAGACAAATTAATTGCTATTCTTTAATCATAGCAAATGGCTATAATTTAACTTGATCTCGTAGAAAGGGGATTATAATGACTAAAGTAACTAAAAAGATGACTAAGGCATCCTTAACCTTAGACGCTCCAATTAAAACAGTAAAATCAGTTGAGTTAAAAGTGACTGACAAGGAGCTCTCCTACAATGACATCTGGAAGTTCGTCCAGGAGCATGCAGGAGGTCAAGAATCCAATGTAGTAGTTGTCCCACTTGATAACTGTGACTTGGCAAGTGACAAGCCTGTCCCATTCGGCTATGGAGGTCAGCCTGGAGGCGTCCGACAAATGATTCAGGATTGGTTTTTATTCGGTGTCGGCAAGGACAAGGATATGTCCCTTAAGACTATACTCGGTAAAGCTGCTCCACTTGGTCACAGTCGTAAAAAGCCTACTTGTCTACATGCTCTCTTGCATGGTGGATACTCACCGTCCAGTAAATACTGGATGACTCCATACATCAAGCTTGTAGTCAAAGCTTAACATCTAACACGAGGGCGACAGGCGACTGTCCCCTCTTTTTTTGACGTTGCCTTCCGATGATTCGCGAGGACTTTCCCCGACCAGAGGATGAGGATTCCCGATGATTTCCCCGACCAGAGGATGGATGGAGAGACGTCTAGTTATAGCCATAAATAGGGGTATAACATATAGAGAACTACTATTTTGGTTTTGCAATTAAATTAAATAAATGTTTATATAATAACATGTTAGGCACAAAACGCACTTTGTTTAACATGTTAACTTTAACGCATTAACCATAAAGGGGTATAAAATGCAAAATACTAAAACAACAGGTAAGGTAGCACCTAATACAGCACCAACAACTACTTACGCAACTTTAACAAATACAGGTAAGGAAATAACCTATGCTAGCTTATGGGCTTTTATTAATAATAATTGCGGTGGTAGTATGGCTAACGCACAAATAGTGTGCTTACCTAATGTTAAAACAAACCAACCTAATAACCCTGTACCATTTGGTTATGGTGGTAAACCAAATGGTGTTAGGGCAATAATACAAAATGCAATGTTGTTTGGTGTTAAAAACAAACAAACAGGTAAGCTTTGTAATTTGGTTAGTACTAGCCTAGCAGTTGGCAAACCTTTAGGGCATAGTAGTAAAAAACCTAATTGCCTGTTAGCATTAATTAATGGTGGTTATAGCCCTAGCAGTAGCAGTTGGGGTACACCATTTATAAAACTAGTTAGCACCATGCCAACTAAGTAACCTACCCTTTAGGTTACCCCCTAGCCCTAGCAACTACCTAGTTGCTAGGGTTTTTTAGTACCCACCCTAGAGACGAAGAGTCTAAGGCAAGCTCGGGGCTTGCCATGTTCCTCGCAAAATATGTGACGTCAAAAAATTATTATAATGAGTACCCCCTTTTCCAGAAAAAGGTCATAGGTTCATTGCCCTATAAAAATTTTTGATATATAAAAAAATAATGACTATGGATATTGAGTTAATACCAGAGGATCGTTTAAAGCATTTTGCGAATTTAATGCAAAGAGCGAAGGAGATGGAAAATTCCGAGTTAGCCCAGAAAGATTTTTTAACTTTCGTGGAGCAGACTTGGGAAGGCTTTATCCATGGACGCCACCATAAGATTATGGCAGAAAAGTTTAATCGAGTGGCGACGGGAGATTTGAAGCGTGTAATTATAAACATGCCCCCTAGACATACTAAAAGTGAATTTGCGAGTTTTATGCTTCCAGCATGGTTAATGGGTAGGAACCCTAGATTAAAGATTATGCAGACAACGCATACGGCTGAACTTGCTTTTCGTTTTGGACGTAAGACTCGTAACTTAATGAATAGCCAAGAATATTTAAAAGTTTTTCCAAAAGTAAGTTTACGGTCGGATTCCCAAGCAGCAGGTCGTTGGGAGACGGATAAAGGTGGTGAGTACTTTGCTGCTGGAGTGGGAGGAGCTGTTACTGGTCGAGGTGCGGATTTATTAATTATTGATGACCCCCATTCCGAGCAAGATGCTTTAAGTCCGACTGCCCTAGAGCATGCTTATGAATGGTATACTTCTGGTCCGAGACAAAGATTGCAGCCAGGAGGAACGATAGTAATTGTGATGACTCGTTGGGCTGAGAATGATTTAACTGGTAAATTATTGAGACAGCAAGCGAGAGATATACTGGCTGATAAATGGGAGATAATAGAATTTCCTGCGTTAATGCCGAATGATGAACCTTTATGGGGTGAGTTTTGGAAGAAGGAAGATTTACTTGCCGTAAAGGGAAGTTTATCAGTTGGTAAGTGGGAAGCTCAGTGGCAGCAGAATCCGACGAGCGATGTCAGTGCGATAATTAAGCGTGATTGGTGGAAGAAGTGGGAAAAGAAAGAGTTACCTTCTTTAGAATATGTAATGCAGAGTTATGATACAGCGTTTAGTAAACAGGAGTCAGCTGATTATAGTGCGATAACAACATGGGGTGTTTTTTATCCTAAGGAGGGTGAACCTCCAAACATTATTCTTTGTGATGCGAGAAAGGGTAGATGGGATTTTCCAGAACTAAGACGGAAAGCTTTAGATGAATATAAGTATTGGGAACCAGAAATGGTTTTAATTGAGGCAAAAGCATCGGGTATGCCATTAACCCAAGAACTGAGGCAGATGGGGATCCCCGTCACTAATTATTCCCCTAGTAGAGGAAATGATAAAATCACTCGAGTAAATTCTGTTGCACCTTTGTTCGAAAGTGGGTTAGTATGGTATCCAGATACATCATGGGCTGAAGATGTTGTTGAAGAGTGTGCAGCGTTTCCTGCAGGAGAACACGATGATTATGTTGATACGATGTCCCAAGCTTTGAGAAGATTTAGAGAGGGAGGGTTTATAACTCACCCAGAGGATTATCAAGATGAGGATCCAATACCTAAAGAAAGGATTTATTACTAATGGCTATTTCACCACGTCCAAGTAATGTAGACCGATCGCTTTTACAAGCCCCGAATGATACTTTTAGTTTAGAAGAAGATGATCTAGCTCAACAAGAAACTCAACAGGTAGATTTTGAGATAGAAGAAGATGAAGAAGGTGGAGTAGAAATAAAATTTGGTGAAGATGAAACCCCTATGGGTGGAGAGCCAGAAAACTTTTTTGACAATATAGTAGATAATTTATCTGAAGATAGTTTGAATGAAATTTCCGATTACATAATAAATTCTGTAGANGAAGATAGAAATAGTCGTTCTGAATGGGAAGAGGGNTATACAAAAGGNTTAGATTTACTTGGTTTACGTTATGAGCAACGTAGTGAACCTTTTGAGGGTGCGACTGGTGTAATCCACCCAATGTTAAATGAAGCTGTTACTCAGTTTCAGGCTGGGGCATATAAAGAGATGATGCCTAGTGGTGGTCCAGTGAGAGCTCATATAGTAGGAACTTCTACCCCAGAAGTTGAAAAACAAGCAAAACGAGTGACTGAGTACATGAATTATATGGTTATGTACCAGATGGAAGAATACGAGCCTGAGTTTGATCAAATGCTATATTTTTTAGGTCTTGCTGGTAGTGCGTTTAAGAAGGTTTATCGCGATGAAATACTTGGTAGACCTGTAAGTAAGTTTATCCCTGCTGAAGATTTAGTAGTACCTTACACAGCAACTGATTTACGCAGTGCTGAGAGAGTAACGCATTCAATAAAAATAAGTGAGAACGAACTTAAAAAGCAACAACGGAATGGAATTTACAGTAATGTGGAAATGAAGGGTAGTGCTTCTGACGAAGCTGACCAGATCACAGATAAGTATAATGAAATTTCAGGCACAAATAGTAATTCTTATGATGAAGAATTTACATTGTATGAGTGCCATTGCTATTTAGATATAGAAGAATATACAGATAAAGATGAACAGGGCGAAGAGACTGGCATAAAGTTACCATATATTGTAACGGTTTGTAACGATACAAGCGATGTGTTAAGTGTTCGTCGTAACTTTATGCCAGACGATAAACAAAAACAAAAAATTCAACATTTTGTGCAGTATAAGTTTACTCCAGGATTAGGGTTTTATGGTTTTGGCTTAATTCATATGATTGGTAATTTAAGTAGAACAGCGACAGCGAACCTCCGACAGTTGATAGATGCTGGTACATTGGCAAATATGCCAGCAGGATTTAAAGCTAGAGGAATGCGAATTGCTAATGATAGTGAACCTTTGAGTCCTGGAGAATTTAGAGATGTAGATGTTCCGGGAGGAGATTTACGTTCAGTATTAATGCCTTTACCTTATAAAGAGCCAAGTAGAACTTTGTTTGAATTAATGGGCTTTGTTGTATCGGCTGCACAAAAATTTGTAGGAACAAGTGATATTGGTGTAGGTGATGGTAAACAAGAGATGCCAGTTGGAACTACAATCGCTTTACTTGAGCGTGGTGCTAGAGTAATTAATGCTGTGCATAAAAGATTGCATGCTTCTATGAAGATAGAATTAAAAATGCTTGCGAAACAATTTGCACAAGACCCTGTACCTTATCCTTATGAGACAGGTGTTGACCAACAAATTAAAGCACAAGATTTTGACCAACGTATTGATGTGCTTCCAGTAAGTGACCCTAATATTTTTAGTATGTCGCAAAGAGTAATTTTAGCTCAAGAACAATTAAAATTGGCTCAGGCTGCACCAGAAATGCACAATATGTATGAGAGTTATAAACGTATGTATGAAGCTTTAGGTGTAGGTAATATTGACCAGATATTAACTCCTAAGCCACAACCACAACCAAAAGATCCTGGAACAGAAAACCAAGAAGCGAGTGATGCTGCTATAGGACAAGGTAAATTGACTGCGTTTCCTGAACAGAATCATGATGCACATATTGCAGTACACCAGATTTATATGCAAAGTCAAATAGCTAAATTACAACCAGCAGTATTAATGACATTAGAAAAGCATATATACGAACACTTAGCCTTGAAAGCAAAAGTAATGGTTGAGCAGGAAATGGCACAACCACCTATGGATGAAGGAATGGATCCAGCTATGGCACAACAGGCACAACCAGATCCAGCAGCTATGGAAAATAAGATAGCAGAAGTGCAAGCACAGTTAATGTCAGAATATCTACAGGGTAATCCACCAAAAGAAAGTGATGATCCGTTAGTGGATATTAAACAACAAGAGTTAGATCTAAGAGCTCAAGAGCAGCAACAAGATGCTATGCAAGACCAAGCTAAGTTACAGTTAGATAAACAAAAAATGCAAGAGTCTAATGCGATACAAAGAGAACGAATTCAAACAACAGAAGATATTGCACAAATGAGAGCACAGATTGCGTTACAAAGACAACAACAAAATGCAAATGGTAAGGCTGGACAATAATGGCATATGATGCTAGTGATTTTGGACAAAACGACCCTACTGAATCAGCAGCAGCCGTCGGTAATGCTATGGGTGGTAATTTTTCAGCTAGTGATTTTGGTCCGACTAATCAAGACTTAGACCCTTTTGGGGGTAAGGGTACACAAGATGTCACTGTTACAGATAATAATAATACTCCAAGTGGGGGTGGTGGTATTATGAGTGTGTTCCAAAAAGCAATAGGGTACAAACCTAATGTAGCTTTGAGTACTAATTTATATAATATGATGGTTCCTGGACAAAATACTCCCTTAGGGGCTTTATCTTTTATTACTGGTCCAGCGTTTGGTTTAGATAGAGCGGCACAACTTGGTTTGAGTTTAGCAAATAGAGGAATAGGCAGTATGAATAATCCGTTTGGTGGAAAAACTCAAGCACAAATAGATTCTACCCCTGTTTATAATATGAGTGGACAACCTGTTGGTCCTCCAACAAACACAAACATGGGAATAATGAATAATTATCAAGTTGCTGGGCTTCCATCTATTTCTATGCAATCACTACCTCAATTATATGGCGATAACTTTTACGAATAGGAGATAACAATGGACGATCAAAGAATGCAGGAACTAGAGCAAATGTTAAAAGACATGGATCCTAGTAACCCTAACTACCAAGATATAAAAGAACAAATAGAGGCTGAAAAATTTCAAACTCAAAATGGTTACAATATGGGGGGCTATGTAAGTCCTACCAATAAAATGGCTACTCAAAAATTTATGGGTGGTGGTATGGTTTATAACAAACCTATGAAGATGAATAAAGGTGGCGAAGTTTCTCGGGGTGGTCGTAAATCTATGCAAGGGTTAAAATTCAGAGGTGTGAAGTAGATGCCTAAACCAACTCTGCAAGAAATACATGTTACTTTAGAAAAGCACATTGCTGTTTCTGACGAGCGATGGAAAGAAAGTATTTTACGGATTAAACGTATGGAGCATTTGATGATTGCTACGTCGGGTACTGCAATAGTGATGCTTATAGGGTTACTTGTAAGATGATATGTTTAAAGCTCTTGTAACAATTTGTGTGATAGGAAT